AGCCGCCACAGCAGGCGCGTAGAAGCCGCCAGCGGCGGTCAGCATAGAGGCAATTTGCATGAAGGTTGCGGCAATATCGGAAAGCCGGCTCGCAACTCTATCCATGCCGGATACAACTGCGTTGCTTGTCATCTCAACGTCCGGGGCGCTGATGCTGGAATCGGCGATAGAGCTTGCAAGGTTGCCCATTGTCTTGAAAACCGCATCTTCTTCGTTCACGATGCCATCATTCAGACCTTCCATCATGAAGCCGCCGATGGATTTGAAAACCTTCGACGGGGACGCAATGCCCAGTGTGCTTTTGACGCTGTTCACGAGACTCTTGAACTTGCTGACGACGCGGCTCTTGAAGTCGCTCCAAAGTCCAGTGATACCACCCTCTGTACCGTTAGTGATACCTTCACCGACGCCGCTCCAGTCAACCTGCTTCGCTTCGTCGCGTGTGCCGGTAAACCAACCGATAACGGTGTTTTTGACGTTCTGCCATGCGGTATCCGCAGTAGACTTCACCCCGTCCCATGTGTTGGAAAGAAACTCCGTCGTGTTAGTCCATGCGGTTTCTGCGCCGGACTTTATGTTGTCCCATGTATCGGAAATGGTTTGCTTGACGTTATCCCATGTTTCCGTTGCACTTTTGGAAAGGTCATCCCATACGCCGGAAACCGTTCCTTTGATGCCCTCCCAGATTTCTGACGCTGACCCCTGCAATCCGGTCCACACGTCAGAAACAGTGGTTTTAACATCGTTCCATTTTTCGGTTGCGGCATCTTTCAGGTTGTTCCATGTGTCAGAAATGGTAGTTTTAACACTGCTCCATACGTCCGTTGCGGTTCCTTTTAGGTCGTTCCACACACCGGAAACAGTGGTTTTAATGTCCTTCCACTTTTCACTTGCGGCATCTTTCAAGTTATTCCATGTGTCGGAAACAGTAGTTTTGATGCCCTCCCATGTTTCAGACGCACTTTTGGAAAGTCCGTCCCAAACGCCGGAGATGGTATCCTTGATACCCTCCCATGCCGTGGAAGCCGCGCCTTTGATGTCCTCCCACAGACCGCTGAAAAATCCGGCAAAGTCTGCGACGATTCCCTCAACCCATTCGAGAATGGCTTTCCAGCCCTCCGTCAGTCCGCCCAGCAGACCCTCAATGATGAAGCCGCCCTGCTCCTTCATAACGGTGGAAGGGGAGGCAATGCCAAACGCGGCCTTGAATCCGTCAATAAAGGGCTTGAAGATGTTATCGTAAATCCATGTACCAATGTCGAGAATCGCGTTCAGAATACCGGCCAGTAGACCGGCAATGATGTTTCCGCCGTACTCGTCGAAATACTCACCGAAATACGTCTTTACATCTTCCCACGCCTGCTTGATGCCGTCCCAGATATTAGACGCGAGAGAAGCAATCAGCGCCGTAGCACCGCCGATAGCCGCGCCCAGCAGCTCAAACATGCGGGAGACGAGACCGTCCCAGTCAATCGACTCGTAATAGCCCGTCACGGCATTGTAGAGTGCAGTGCCGAGTTCTGTCCACTCAATCCCCTCGATGAATCCGATAGCGGCATCCATTGCGGATTTGGTGAAGTTGGAAATGAACGTGCCCCAGTCGGTGAGCCACTGCTCGATGTCGAGACCGTTCACAATGCCCGCAAACTGCTTGCCGAGATCCTCCCACTTTACGGAGGTCAGAATGGTATTTGCAAGCGTGAACGCGCTCGATACGAACGTGTTCAGCGATGTCGTGATGCTTGCAATCATTCCCGCAACGTCGAGGCCGTTGACAATATCGCCGATTTTCTTGCCCACGTCTGCCCACTGAATGGACTGCATAAAGCTGGTGATTGCGTTGAAAACGCCCTTGATGCTTGCGTTGACGGAGGTAACGAGGCCGCTCCAGTTGATGGTGTTAAACCAGCTTTGCACACCTGTTCCAATCGACGCGCCCATCTGCTGCCAGTTGACGGTCGTGACAAAGCCCTCGATGGCGTTAATCAGCGCGTTCCATTTGTTGGCGAACGTCGCGCCGATGGTCGCCCAGTCGGTGTTTTCAAAGATGCTGTTCAGCCCAGCAGCCAACCCTGCGCCCAGTGTAGCCCAGTCAAATGTGCTGAGGAAGGTGTTGAGCGTACTGAACACAAGGTTCAAGCCATCAGAAATCAGCTTACCGAGGTTTGCCCAGTCGAAGCCGGACACAAGGCCGTTCAGGATCAGGGCAATTCGGTTTGCCCATTCTACGGCAAGCGGCTGTACCGTCACAATCCAGTCATCAACTGCGGTTACGATGCTGTTCAAACCGCCAGCGACGATTTCGCCGATGCCCTCCCAGTCACCCGCTTCAAAGGCAGTTTTGAGGGAGGTGAAAAAGTTCTGTACGGATTCAGGAAGCAGACTTTCAATAGGCACATCTTCGTACAGGTCGCCCGCGCTGCTCCCACCGCCGCCTCCGCCTGAATCGGTGGAGGAAGCCTTGTTCAGTTCATCAAAGCCGTAGACCTCATTTTTCAGTTCTTTCGCCGCTCCTGCCGCGCCGCCGAGGCTTTTGGCGTAGTCATCGGTCTGCTTTTTGGCGACCGTGACCATGCCTTTGCCGGACAGCAGAGCGAAGAAAGCGTTCAGATAGGAGATTGCCCTTGAAATCCAGCTGATAATTGTAGAAATCGCGGGTGCGACAGCGTTTACCAGATTGCCGAAGGTAACGGCCAAATTGGCGGACAGCCCTTTCGCGGCGTTCTTCATGCTCGACATAGAAGCATTAAATGCCGAGGAATACTGCGCGAGGGAACTCATACATGCCTTGATAGACTGAATGGTACCTGAAATGAGCGTGCTCTTGATGCTCGAAAGCAGGATGGTTTTCAGACTTGTCAGGGACTTCACGAGTCCCTGAGAGCTGAGTACGCCCTCTTTTGTCTTGCTGAAAAACTTTTTCAGCCCGTTCGCCGCTGCTTTTGCGCCGGTAGATACGCCCTTAAAGACCATTTTCGCCAGTGCCGCATTCATGCGCAGAGCGGTAGAAGCCGCGCTTTTCAGTACGTTTCCAAACTTCTGCATAGCACTACCTGCGGTGCTTGCATCTTCGGGCTTTTGCCGGAGTTCGGAGTCAACGCGCCTGAGGGAGGCTTCGGAGCTTGCGGCAGGGTCAGAAATCACGTCAAACCCTGCGGCAGTTTGCTCATAGCCCGCGAGCTGTGCCTGCATATCCCGCAGCGCACTGGACATTTCCTGATACTGTGTTGTATCCGCGCCGTTTACATAAGCTGTGCCGTTCGCCTGCATGGACTGCATAGAGCGTTCATAGGATTCCAGCGCGTATTCTGCGTTCTGAATCTGGATTTCAAGACGCTGCCACTCGCGGGAAGTCTTACTGGTTCCCAGCTGCTCCATTACGTCGCGGCGGTCATACAGCCTGAAAAGCGCCTGTTCGGCTTTTTGTGCGGAAGCCGCAAGCTGCTCATACTCAGGCGTTGTGACTTGCTGACTGCCCAGCCTTTGCAATTCTGCCTCCAGCTGTGTAGCACTGTCCCTTGCCTTATCCACGTTGACTTGGAAGCGTGTCATCTGAGCATCCGTCTTGATTCCCATCCGTTCGCTGTCAGCAAGACGTTGGAGCTGATTGCCCAGCGACGCACAGGAGCGTTCTGCCGCGCTCATGCTCTTTCCGAAATCGGACGAAGATACCGCGCTGGACAGTCGGGAGTTCATTGTTTCAGCACTTTGCGCGGCGGCGTTAATCGCGCTTCCTGCCTGCTGACAGGCAGAAAAAAGCGGCTGCATACCATTTGCAGCCGCACGCCCGGACTGGTTAATCGCCTGCGTTACTCCTCGGATGGCCTGCTGCATCCTCTGAGATCCGCGTTCAAAGCCGGTATTGTCCAGCCCGGTATCAATGATAATAGAGCCGTCTGCGCCGTTTGCCATTAAGTTTCACCTTCTTCCGGGAGAGAATCAAACATGGATTGCAGGGTGTTCTCCGTCTTTTGCGGGGCGGGTTTTTCTTCAATACGGCAAAGATTGATGTTGGAGCGATAAAACTCCTGCTCGTATTTTTCCAGCTTCTTTCCCCGCGCTTTCTTCTGTCGGATGGTCAGAACGAAGCCAAACAGCCCGTCGTGGTCTACGGACTGGTAGTAGCCGAGGAACGTCCACCAATGCAGGTAGGGCAGGGCACGGATTTCCATTCCTGCTGCTTTATTGACGGCGGGAAAAATCAGTTGTTCGTCCTTGTCCCAGTTGATTGTTTTAGGCGCGGGCGTATCCTCTCGCGTCCCGCAGTCGATAAACGCGGTTGCGGCAGCGTATGCCTGTTCATAGTGCTTGCTTGGGATCTTATCAAAATCCGTAAACAGGCGTCTCAAACAGACGTACACCTTTTCGCTGTCAGAAAGATTTGAGTCGTTATAGGCGGAGAATATTTGCAGGATGTTACGGTAGTCCGTGCGGATTTTGTATGCCGTGCCGCATACGTCAAGGCTTGTCGGCAGTTGCCCCAGCATCCGGCGTCACATCCTTTTCGAGGTCAGCCAGATACTTTTTGACACGCTCCTGTGACAGCTTCGTTTCCGTCTCAATGGCCTGAGCGATAACCTGACCGAGAACGGTCAGCACGTTCTCAACGTAGAAAACGCCGTTGACAGACGAGAACGGATGCCGAGTTGCAAACAGCGCGTCTGCGTCATCCATGTCGAACAGCGCGTTAATGCGCTGCTTAACAACGGTTTCAACCTGTTGCAGTTTTTCCCAGTTATCGTCGAACTCCGACGTGCCGTCATTTTTAATGTCCATATCGGACAGCGGCTTAATGATGGAATCAAAATCGTCCATCAGCGCCTTATAGCGGTCGTAGATGGACACGTCACCGGGACGGATGTGCAGCTTGCAAATGACTTTTCCATAAGGGTTGACGAGGGTAATCTCTTTCGTACCGTCGTCCAGCGTGAAAACGTTCTGGTTCGTGTTTGTCTGCGGGAGCTTCGTTTTGTTCGCCATATCGTGTTTACCTCCTACAAAATGCGGCGAGGCTCCGCGTGTAGCTTTGCCCCGCCGCTCTCATCCCTTCACGCGCCGCTCATCAGGAACCGGCGGTGAAGTTGGTGATGGTGGCCTCGTTGGTTTTCATATCGTACACGATCTTCTTCTTCGTAGCCGGGCCAACGGGCGTAATCGTAACGGGAATCGCATAGCCCGCCGTGTCGCCGCCAGTAGACTGAGGCACGAACCACGCCTGACGGACGTAGCAGTAGCCGGTCATCTTCTGCGTCTTGCGGTTTGCGGTCTGGAAATATGCCTCGGCAAAGTAACCCATCAGGTCGCCTTCGCCGTAGAGTTCCTCCAGCGCCACCTCGCGCAGGTGGTCGTACATCTTACGGGAGGGGTCGATGTAGTAGGGGTCGAGACCAATTTCAGGCGTATAACCGGAGTGCTTGAAGTTGGTTTCGCCCAGCACATTCTGACTGGTCTCGGTATCGGGATTCAGCTCCTTGGAGAGGTCATCGTTGTCCTTGCCCAGCGCCTCCCAGCCGCTCGTAGCTGCGGTGTAATCAACAACGAGAATGTCGCCGTCCGCGGGGTCGCCGGTGATGGACAAGCCATAGGCGGTGCTGATGTCGCTGACAACGTTGCCGTTCAGCGTCCAGTTCGAGCCATCGTAGAGGAAGGTGTACTCGCCGGATACGTCGCTGACCGACGTGCCGAAGGTGGCGGCAGTAACCGTGCAGTCGGTAACGCCCGAACTATCGCCGATGGAGACGCTGGCCTTTTCCTCGATGTCTTGCCCCGTCCAAGAGCCAAAATACATACCGCGGTTACGTTCAAGTTTTGCCATTTTCTTATCCCCTTTCACGGAAATGATGGTTAGGTCGGACGCGCTGAAAAACGCGCCGTCATTGAGATACAAAGTCCCTTTTCTGATTCGTCCGGCATCGGAGGAGAAGAAAAGGGAACCGCTTATTAGTCGCGCATACACTTAATCAGCTCCCTTGTTCTTAGCGTCTGCGATAAGTCAGCTTGATTTGAATCTGGTATTTTGCGCTGCTTGCACCGGGCGCGGAGACGTACTGTGTCAGCGTGGGGACAACTGACAGTACGCGCCCCTCATTCACGCAAGGGAGATTGCGGGAAGAGTTTTGGTTGATAATCCAGTCAATTACGTCCTGATAGAAGCCATAATTGGCAATGTTCTGTGCTTCTGCCGCTCCGAACACTTCTTTCGACGCAAAGATGAAATTCAAGGTCTGAATATCGTTCGGAACGTGCTCGCCAAGCACATTTTCATGGTAATTCACGGTAGACGGAACCGCATACAGCGCGTACTCCGTCGCTTCTTCGGCCAGATAGTCAACCCTGAAATGGTTAGCCTTTGACAGTGCCGGACATTGGCGAAACCACTTGCGGAGGTGTTCTACGTTATTTACCGTTGGCAACGTTTCTCGCCTCCTCCAAAATGTCCTGCATGTGGTCGGCTTTCATGCGCTCAAACCAGAACGCACCCGCCAGCGGATTAGAGTCCGTTCGGAAGGTCAACGCCCTGCCGGTCAGGTGCTTCTCCTGTCCGGGCGGTGAAAAGAACCGTGTAGGCGTTCCCGTATCATCCTCAAACACGGGGATGTTTGGTCCCATGACCTCCCCATAATACAGGTATCTGGCATACGGCGTTGCATATATGACCTGTCCTCCGCCCGGAGGAGAAGCCGCAAACGGACTTCGCGCCAGTGTGCCTGTTTCCCACGGGCAGTACGGCATACAGTAGGAAATGACCGCATTGTCGATAGCGGTCTGCACCCGCCCACCCGTTTCAAGGTTTTTGGCGCGCAGAAGGTCGCCGTCGCCGTTCCATTGAAAGGCCGCTTTAATGGTCACACTCAAGTCCCCACCACCTTCCAATGCGGGGCGTTGGGTGCCCGTCGATTGTCCGTGACCGCGAGAATCGTTACACCGTGCAGTGCTTTGATTTGTGCGGGTAGCGTCAGCATGTCCGTGTACGCTCCCTTTACCATCAGGTCGCCCTCATTCAGGGTATATAGCCCCGCCACGTCCGCAGAATTGCGCCAGTACACCGGGTCAACGTAGCTTTTGCCCCCGGCATCAGCTTTCAGTGGTATGCGAATAGTGTATTGGCTTGCGGCTTTCAGACCGTTCGCGTCTACCGTGGACTTTTCGCCGCCGTACCACGATACGCCGTGAATCACGGTCGGGACGTACACCGTCGCATCGAGGGTTTGATCGAGCTTTGCGTTGAAAACGGTAATCGTATCATTGCACAGCTTCATCCTCTCACCCCGCGATACAAAAGTGGTACGCCGTCGTCATCCCGTTCGCCGTACAGATACTCGCCTACCAGCTTGTTCATTTGCCGACGCGCTTCATCAGCGTTCAGAGTATTGCCGTAGGATTCTGAATAGCCGTCCGTGTTAAAAGAGGTGACGGCGGGATTGGTGGCTTGCGCTTCCACGCCCACAGCTTCCTCCAGAGCAATTAGCGCAAACGCACAGAGCTTGACCGCATCCGGTACAGTCTGCATGTTCTGTACGCGGGAGTCGGTCAGGTAGTCTATGCGTTTGCGGCTTTTCAGCTCCATCGGAGGATAGGCGGCGGGCGCAAGTGCGCCACCGTATGCCTTGTACTCGTCATACGTCAGGTATTGCGCGTGCGCCATTCAGACCGCCCTCCTTTCATCCCTGCGGCGATTAGCCGAGGGAGATAATGCGGGCAATGGGAATGGTCTTGGGGTCGATGTACGTCTTGGTAGTACCCGCAGAGGATACCAGCTCCCAGTTCGCGCCCTTCGCCAGCTCCGCGTCCGTGGGGGAAGCAGAAGCCATAGAGGCCTTGGTGAAGGAAATACCGTAGGGCGCCCAGCACTTGCGCTGACGGCTGTACAGCAGATCCTGACCGCCCTTGACAGCAGGGTTGCGGTCCATTTCATAGGGGGTCTTAGCGCCGCAGTCGGTATACTCGATGGCACCGTCACCCAGTACATAGGAAATGTAGTGGGTGGCCTCGACCACATAGGCGTCCGCCGCAACGTTGGCAGGGTAGAAATCGCCCTTCTTCACGTCCGCAAGGTTGATCTGGCCAGTGGTCGCATCGGAAGCAACTACCTTGACCGCACCCGTAGTGCTGGCGGTGGCGGCATCGTAGCCGTGCTCAACGGGCATGGAGTCATCCACCAGCACCAGACGACCGTTCAGCGTCGCAAGGCCGATGTCGCGCTGCATACCGTCCGCATCGTTGTACTTGAGGTAGGTCAGCAGTTTCAGGTTCTCCAGATTGGTTGCCACAACGCTGTGCATCAGCACAAGCGTAAACTTGCCCTTCTGGTCGCCGGAGGCCCGCTGGATGGCGGTGTTCATGGTCGTAGCATCCATGACGCCGGTCTTGCCGTCCGCATTCAGCAGGGCGGTCACGTCGTGCGTATGGGTCGTCACGAACTTCTTGCCCTGCGTGTCGGTCATGCTGAACACGCCCTTGAGGATAGCAACGAGGGTATCCTGATCGATTTCGTTCCAGTAGTCGTTGATTTGCTCAGCGACGTTCTCCATGAAGTCCTCGCCACCCGTAATGTCGTAGCTGAAATCCAGCTCCGCCCACGCATTGGCGCGACCGACGACCACACGGGACTGCATAAAGGTCTCCGTGCTGGAGGGGGTGATGTCGGTGTTGCCGTCGTAGTTCATGGGGACAGAGCCGGAAATCAGACCCTTGAGGGGCGTGCTGATGTAGTTGCCGCCTACTTCGTCGCGCATGGAGGAGGCCAGCTCAGGGCGACTGCGGATAGCGCGGGACTTGAGCAGTTCCGTCTTGCGGGGGTTGGGGATGCGGTCGATGTATTTCTGGAATACTTCACCGTTGAAAAACTTGGCGTTAAACTTGCCAGCCATGATTCATCTTCCTTTCTTCGTTCAGGTTTGCGCCGGTCACTCATCAAAGGCAATCGGCGCGTCGGGGTTTTCGTTGTGTCGCATCATGAGCTCCGACAGGGAATACTTTTTGCCGGGAGCGGGCTTGCCGCCGCTGGGCAGTACCACAGTCGGCTTTCCCTTTGGTGCTCCTTCCGGCTCTTTCTCCGCCGCAAACGCGCCGGGGTCATCCGCCTTATACTTGGTTACGAAATCCTCGTAGCCCAGCAGACTTTCACCGTCTACCTTGAAGTCCTTGCCGATAGCCTCCTGCAAGAATGCCTTTTTCGCCGAAGCAGACGAAAACTGCAAGCTGTTTGCGCGTTCGCGCACCATGTACTCGTAGGCTTGGCGCGTCAGCTTGTTTTCGTAGTCAGTCTTATCGGTGTTGTACTTGGTCTGGAGGTCGGCGAGGGACTGCTGAACGGCGCCGAGCTTGCCCGCGTCAGCCTGCGCCGCCGTAAGCTGTTCACGAAGGGAGGTCAGGTCGCCGTCGCGGGAGGTGATTTGCCCCTGCAATTCCGTTACCTGCCCCTTGAGGCCGTTCACCGTGTCGTCGTACTTGCTTTTGGAGACGTACCCGCCATCTGCAAGATTGACGATGTTCATTTTCTGTTCCCTGACAGCAGCTTCAAACTGCTCGAAGGTCAAGGGACCATTGGAGAAAAGAGCCTTGAGAAATTCCATGTGTTACCTCCTGCCGCCGTAGATTTGGCTTATATATCCGCGGCCACTCCGCGGGCGCGGCGCCCATGCAGTTATGTCCCGGCATGGTAGGGTGATATATTAAAAGCCCACCGAAACCCGGTGAGCTTTCAATAGCTTTGAAATTAGAGTTTAACCATTTTGAAGCCCTCTACGCTCATGCGCTGCTTGCGCATGGGCAGACCGGACAGCTTCGCAACCTGTTCATACTTTGCGGCGACTGCGTTGATGCGCATTTGGCACTCGCGCCGCAGGGTATCGTCCCCGGCAATGCGGGCGGCGTTCGCCGTGTCCTTATATCGCCGCACCCGCGTTTCCATCTTGCGCATGAGCTGCTGTGCCTGATAGGTGGTGTAATGCTTGCCGTCGATGTCGCACCCCGCGTTGTTCTTCTCCGCCCATTCGCGGAGCTGTGCGGGGTCGTAGCGGGGTTTGGCATACCGGGAATCAAACGGCAGGGCAAAATGCCCGCAGTTCCACTCAGCGATAGGACGCTTAAAGCCCGCATAAACGTTGCCGTCGATGTCGGTGCAGGAAAGTCCGGCTTGCATCTTATCAAACTCAGCTTTGGGGAAAATGCGTCCCTGAACGGGTTCATGGTCGGGGGCGCTGTGCATGTGCGCGGATATTTCCACCTCGCGGTATTCCAGCGCCTCGCCGATGGCATTTGCACCGTGCTGAGTGATCTGCTTTACGCCGTCAACCACGTTCTGCCGCACGGCGGTATCCAGCCGCCTGTGATAGCCGCTTGCGTACTGCACCTGCAAGCCGTTATACCCGATTTCCCTCACAATCTCCCGTGTAGCTGTTTGGTAATCCATCAGCCCCGTGCTTACCGCCAGTATGCCCCGGTCAACCGCCCTGCGGTACGGCGCTGCAATCGCCGTCGTGTTGGACAGGTTTTGCGCCGTCTGCGCCGTCTGCCGGGACACATTCTGCGCGAACTGCACAAGCCGCTGGCGCACGGCGGCGGAGGGCTGTGCGCCCGCCGCGAATGCCTGCGTGAAGCGCG